CTATGAACGCCTGAAAGAGGCCAACGCCATGCTGGAGGAGTGGCTTGCAGACGCTCGCCTAGCGCTGGATAAGCTTCGCAGTGTGAGCGCTAGCCTACGCAGTGAGGTTCATGATCTCCTCAGAGAGCTTGACCTCTCAAAAAAAGAGACAACTGTCTGGATCAAGCACTTCGAGAACATGAGGGATCAGCGCGATGAAGCACGCAATGCTCTGGCTTGATCGCACCCTGGTAGAGGGTCCATTCCTGGCCCTGGCGCTGTCCAAGAAGCAATTCCACGCGACCATGAAGCACCTCAAAGTCCCAAGGAAGCGACACGGAAAATGGATCAATGACGGTGCCAATGCGACTATGCACACACTTGAGAGCCCAAAAGGCATGGCATGTGTGGTGGCAATGAACCTCAAGGGGTGTACCAAGACCCAAGCAAGGGCGCTGCTTGTCCATGAGGCAGTTCACGTATGGCAGCATTACCGCGAGCGCATCGGAGAGGGTCAGCCATCGACAGAGTTTGAGGCGTATGCGATTCAGGGTATTGCGCAGAGTTTGATGCTTGGATTAAAGAGGCAGTCATGAGGCTAATCAAAGTCATTGAGGCGCTAGATCGTAGAAGGGCGAAAGTTGGGAGCATCTTGGAAGCATGGGAGGGACCATTGCAATCTGGCACGTATCCGTTCCTCTGCCGAGAGCACGCCGCATTGGGCTATGCCATTGAAATCGTCAAGACAGAGCACGAAAGACGACATTTACAGGTGATGCATGACACGTCTACTGCTGATTGATGGCAAATCTGCCAGCATGTACCTCAACCGGGACCACATTCACCAGTGGGATACAGCGGGCGAGCCGATTGATTTAGGTCACTACGAAGAGCTTTACCCCTTGGTTTTCGATGCCGACTGGGCTAAATTCATGGCTGACAAGGGTAGAAACTTCCCGCAGCTCATAAAAACACCTAAAAATGTTGAAATTATTTTCTGATTCCGTTGTGCATACGTCTATTTGCTGTTATATTACCGCTAGCAACAGAGATGGGCAGACAAATCCATCACGTAAAACAAGCTGGCCCCATTTAGGGGATACCCGTCTCTGCATGAATTGTCTCCCTGTGGGTTAAACCACTTCCCCGTCATGTGATGGGGCTTTTTATAACGTCTGAGGAGAGATCCAAGGACTGACACCTCGCTAAGCAGATTCAAGGCCCGCCATACGTGGTTCTTGAAGCGAGATCAGGTGAGCTACCCGAAAGGATGCGTAACCCCATGCTGATTTCAGTGTCTGACGGTGGGAAAGACCACACTTATTTCACCCGCCACACCAAGAGTGCTGGTTCCCGGTAACGCTGGCCCAAACGGGCGATGTGCAAAGGGCGGGTCATTATTGGCGGGTAGTGTAGAAACAATCCGGCCTCATAAGCCAGGATCAACGGTGGTGCGAATCCATCACCCGCTTCCATCCAATGGGGAGTCCCGCTCGACCAGCCGCTTGTACCGGTAGACGAAAGTCTGGGACACAAATCTCGCAGCTCAAATTTGAGCCGCCAAATATCGAAGCCCCAAAGCGTCATTGCCTGGGGCTTCAGTCGTTTTAATCTGGTGGAATTCCACCTAATAAGACTCCAAGCGGAGGATACCAAGGGGTTGTGATGAGTGAAGACGGTAAAAGGTCACCAGATTGGGTGATCATCGAAAGAGAGTACCGCGCAGGCATCAAGCCTCTTAGGCAAATATCAGAAGAGAATGGCATCTCCCATGTTGCCATTCAGAAGCGTGCAGTCAAAGAAGGTTGGCCCAGAGATCTAGCTGCAAAAATAAGAGCAAAGGCAGAAGAGAAGGTTAACAAGGCTTTGGTTACCAGTGAGGTTAACAAGAAAGACTTGTTAACCGAGCGTCAGGTAGTTGAAGCCAATGCAGAGATCGTAGCTCAAGCAGATCTGATCAACCGCAAGGATGTTCTGCTGGCGCTGAGTGTGTCAAGGTCACAGCTCGATGAAGTAGCTGAATTGGGTGAACCAGAGTTTCGCGAAAGGCTGATTGCTCTTGGTGATGCGATGGATACAAGCACAGAGCGCCGTCCAGACAAAGACAACGAGCTTTACCGCTACATCATCAGTCTTGCTGGTCGTGTGAAGCTTTCCAAGGACATTGCAGCATCACATGGCGTTTACATCCCAATGCAGCGCAAGATATTGAAGCTTGATGCAGAGGGTGATCGCAACCAGTCGAACCTTGATGCTTTGCTGGCAAAGATCAACGCAGCTACAGAATGACAGACAACGAGCGAGAGATTGCCATTCGCAGGGTGCGAGAGAACTTTGAAGTCTTCGCCCTGCATTGCTTGAGGATCAAGAACAAAGAGGGCAAGGTTGTGCCGTTCATGATGAATCGGGCGCAACAGCATGTTCATGACATGCTTGAGAGTCAGAAGCAAAAAACAGGCAAAGTCAGGGCGCTGATCCTTAAAGGCAGGCAGCAAGGGTTGTCAACGCTCATTGGAGCGAGGTTCTACCATCAGGTTTCGATGTGGGCTCGCAGTGCGTTCATCGTGGCGCACGAGGATAAGGCAACAACCAATCTGTTTGAGATGGTGAAGCGTTATCAGGCGCATAACCCGCTCGCACCAAGCACTAGGGCATCGAACGCCAAAGAGCTGATATTCAGCGCCATCGATGCAGGTTACAAACTTGCCACGGCTGGAACTGACGATGTTGGCCGTGGTAACACTGCGCAGTTGATTCACGCATCAGAGTATGGGTTCTGGCGCAATCCGCAACAGCATTTGGCTGGCCTGGGTAACACCATTGGCGATGTGGATGGCTCAGAGTTTGTGATTGAGTCAACGGCCAACGGGATTGGCAACAGTTTTCATCAGCTCTGGCAAGCAGCAGAGTCTGGTCAGGGTGATTTCATTCAGATCTTTGTGCCGTGGTACTGGTCTGATGAATACAGCGCAGAGCTGAAGCCTGATTTTGAGAAGTCTGACGAAGAGCGCAAGCTGGTTGAGGTTTACGGCCTGACTGATGGTCAGTTGCAATGGCGCAGAAACAAGATCAGCAGCTATGGTGATGGCTACGACTGGCTGTTCAACCAAGAGTTTCCGTGCTGTGCAGCTGATGCGTTTGTCACCAGCTCGTTTAATCCGCTGATTAGCCCAGCTTCAGTGATGGAAGCGGTTTCAAGCGAGTACCGAGATTTGTCTGCTCCGTTGGTCATTGGGTGCGATCCAGCAGGCGATGGCGTCAACGATGCTGATAGAACCGCAATTGCTTTCAGGCGTGGCCGGGTTTGCTTCAGGGTCGAATCTCACAACGGCTTAAACACGATGCAGATCGCTGGCAAGCTGGCTGAGTACAACCGCGACATGCAACCCGACATGATCTTTGTTGACAAGGGTGGCTTGGGTGCGGGTGTGTTTGACCGGTTGACTGAGCTGGGCATCAATGTGATTGGTGTCAATAACGCCACCCGGGCGAATGATGCTGAGCGCTATGACAACAAGCGAGCGGAGATGTGGTGGACCATGAAAGAGTGGTTCGATGACCAGCCTTGTCGCATACCGAATAACTCAGCGCTGATCAGTGATTTGACTTCGCCTCAGCCCAAAGTGTCCAGCAATGGTCGAAAGCTGCTGGAGAAGAAAGACGACATGAAGCGCCGAGGCGTTAGATCGCCAGATTTTGGTGATGCGTTGAGTTTGACTTTCGCAGAGCCTGTATCACACAAGGTGGAGCCTTTCTCTCCCTACAGAAAGCCAAAAGCCGCCGCAACAAGCGCTGGCTACTAAGAAGAGGGAACCCGGCTCCCCCTTCTTTTGAGTGCAAACCAAATCCTCACTTGTAACCGTTACAAGTGACAACCAGGACCAATCATGGACAACGAAGAGTCAAACCACGGCCTCATGATCGATAAGTTCAAGGCAGCGTCTGATGACATCAACAAGAGCGACAACCCGCCAAAGCCCGAGGACACTGAGCACGTCAGTTTCTGGGAGCGCATCAAGGCCGGGAACATCGACGCCA